ATCGGCGTCGCTGTTTCCGTTGACGAAGTTCACCGCATCCAGAAAACGGGCGTAAACCTTACGCCTGACCACCGTTCCGCCGACCAGACTCTGCAGATCTTCCACCATCCCGGTGACCATACCGTACAGGTTAGAAACCGTCAGCGTGGGGCGCGTACTGGTGCCTTTGCCATTCAGTTCAAAACTACTCCCCTGAATGGGATACGGCTGATACTGTCGCCCCTGCCAGGTGACCGGCTCACCTTTTTCGTTCTGCTCATTACAGAAAAAATAACGTTCTCCACCGACCTCTGTCAGATCGATTTCCCAGAGCACCACGCTGGCCGACTGCTCCGCACGGGTGCATTCATTCAATGTTTCCTGCCGGATATCCTGCATCAGTTCACCACCTGTTCAAACTCTGCGCTGAACTCAACACGCAGCATACTGACCCGCGACGACCATTTTGCGCAGGTCACCTTTATCTGCCTGTAACCATAAGGCGGCGTCCACAGAAAGGCCTTCCAGCCCCCGTGCTCAGCCAGAAACGACTCCAGCGCCGTGGCCTCCTCACGGGAGACAGACAGCGTCACGCTGTACGTTTTCAGGTCAGCGTTCAGCCCGGCAGGCGCACGCTGGGAATAGCCATCACCAAAGCGCACCTCCCTGACGGAAGGAGCCGATGTCACATCCATCCCGGGTTTCACTTTCCAGCGGAAGGTTTTCATCGTCCACCTCCGGAGAACAGACCACCATCGCGCATCTGTGCCTGGATTTCATCACGGGCACCCTTGCGGGCCATGTCATACACCGCCTTCATCATCTGTGGACCTGGCAGACCATTCGTACCGTCGTTCTGAATCACCACGTTGTTGTTCTGCTCAAACCTGATACCCTCTGAACGCCGCATTTGCGCCGGACTTCCGGTGCCACCGACATAACCGCCGGTGGCATAGCCGCGCATCAGCCGGTAGAGATTTCCCACGCCAATCCGGCTGGTTGCCTCCTTCGTGAAGACAAATTCACCACGGTGAACAATCCCCGCTGGCTCATATTTGCCGCCGGTTCCCGTAAATCCTCCGGTTGCAAAATGGAGTTTCGCCGCAGCGGCCTGAATGGCTGTACCGCCTGACGCGGATGCGCCGCCACCAACAGCCCCGCCAATAGCGCTGCCGATACTCCCGACAATCCCCACCATTGCCTGCTTAAGCAGAATTTCTGTCATCATGGACAGCACGGAACGGGTGAAGCTGCGCCAGTTCTGTTCACTGCCGGTCAGCATCGCCGCCATATTCTGCGCAATACCATCAAAGGTCTGCGTGGCAGCACTTTTAACCTGCGACATACTGTCCGTGGCACTCTCTTCCCACTCACTCCAGCCGGACTTCAGGCCTGCCATCCAGTTCCCGCGAAGCAGGTCTTCAGCCGCCCAGGTCTTTTTCTGCTCTGACATGACGTTATTCAGCGCCAGAGGATTATCGCCATACTGTTCCTTCAGGCGCTGTTCCGTGGCTTCCCGTTCTGCCTGCCGGTCAGTCAGCCCCCGGCTTTTCGCATCAATAGCGGCCCGTTTTGCCCGTTGCTGCTGTGCGAATTTATCCGCCTGCTGCGCCAGCGCGTTCAGGCGCTCCTGATACGTAACCTTGTCGCCAAGTGCAGCCAGCTGGCGTTTGTACTCCAGCGTCTCATCTTTATGCGCCAGCAGGGATTTCTCCTGTGCAGACAGCTGGCGACGTTGCGCCGCCTCCTCCAGTACCGCGAACTGACTCTCCGCCTTCCACAAATCCCGGCGCTGCTGGCTGATTTTCTCATTTGCTCCGGCATGCTTCTCCAGCGTCCGGAGTTCAGCCTGAAGCGTCAGCAGGGCAGCATGAGCACTGTCTTCCTGACGATCGCCCGCAGACACCTTCACGCCGGACTGTTTCGGCTTTTTCAGCGTCGCTTCATAATCCTTTTTCGCCGCCGCCATCAGCGTGTTGTAATCCGCCTGCAGGATTTTCCCGTCTTTCAGTGCCTTGTTCAGTTCTTCCTGACGGGCGGTATATTTCTCCAGCGGCGTCTGCAGCCGTTCGTAAGCCTTCTGCGCCTCTTCGGTATACTTCAGCTGTGACGACTCACGCTCAGCCCTGTCCCTTGCCGCCAGTTCACCGGCTTTTTCCATATCCGACTGCAGCGTTGCCGCTGCCAGACCCAGACGGGCATTTTCCCGGTCATCCCATGCGCCCTGAAGGTTGGCACGAAAAGAGGCGGTTTTTCCCCGGCGCTGGCTCCGGCTCTGGTACCACTGCCATTTTTTATCCGCCTCATCAAATGCCTTCTGTGCACTGGCGAGCATATCCGCTGAGGACTCAGGACGACCGATATCCAGAATGGCATCCCACATCGATTTGAATGCCTTCCCTGTTTTATCCGCCCAGGTCTCCAGTGTCCCCATGTTTTCTTTCAGGCGACGGGTCTGCTCATCAAAGCCTTTCGTGGCGATATCGTTCGCCGCCTGTAAGGCCCCGGCCTCGTCTCCGGAACGCTGCAGCTGTGCGACATACGCAATCTGCTCTGCCGTCACGTTACGGAACTGGCGCGCCATTGCAGTCAGCCCCGACGTCGGGTCGGTGGTCAGTTTTCCGAAAGCCTCTGCAACCTTGTCCACCTCCACACCGGATGCAGACGCAAAACGCGCGACACTCTGGTTGATGGCATCAAACTGTTCACCACCACGCACACCGGCATTCACCAGGGCTGCCAGTGACTCTCTCGCCTGGTTAAACGTCAGCCCTGCTGCCTGCCCGGCTCTGGAGAGCGTCAGCATACGATCGGCAGTCAGTCCGGACTGATTACCGGAAAGAACCAGGGTTTTATTAAACGCTGAAAGCGTGGAATCTCCCTGGTACCAGGCGTACACCAGCGCACCTGTCGCCACCGCCAGCGAGGTGACCCCGACCATCGGCAGGGTGATCGCACCGGCAAGCCCCCTGAACATGGGGATCATCCCGCCGAAGGAGTCCTTCACCTGACCGCCCTGTTGCAGCAGGATCAGCCACGGATTCTGACCACCGGCAAGCTGCGTGGCGATATCCGTAAACTGTGCGGGCAGGGTTCGCATGGCCGCTTTATACTGCCCGACGGAAATCCCGGCTTTTTGTGCAGCCAGCGCCTGACGGCTCAGCCCCTGCTCAACAGCAGCGGCCTGTTTCTTAAAAGACTGGCTGACACGCCCGGCCATCAAATCCGCAAGGTCACTGGTTTCACCCAGTTCTTTCTTTACCCGTGCAGCCTCTTCAGAAAAACGGGTTGAATCCAGTGTAAGAACAGCTGTCAGATCGGCAAAATTACCCGCCATAGCGTACACCTCCTGGAATTCCCTCAGACACCATCATCAGCATGGCTTCATCCTCTGTACTGCTCCGCATGTCATCACTGACCATAACGATTTCCTTCCCGTCAGCCCCAAAGCGGACACCACCAGAAAGACCTGCCGCTTTCCGCATCAGCATATCGTCCTCATCCGGCATCTCCGTCTGCTCATCATCACGTCGGGGTGCCAGCAGACTGAAATCAGAGGGATGCATATCCGGATCGCAAAAAAACAGGCTGAGTACAGCGTACGTCAGCCCGGAAAAATGCATATCCAGCTGGGTATCCTGAAAATAATGCGTGCGGTAAAAACGGTGCCAGTCGGCATATTCGGTGGATGTCATCCCGGCAAGCATGGCGCGCCAGTCGGGTCTCCCCATCTCACGCGCCAGTCTGAGGGCAAAGTTCAGCTCACCGTCGAAGACTTTCCCGCAGAAAAATCATCATCAGTCAGCGTGTTATTTTTCGCCACTTCAGTAATATCAGTATCCGGACGAACAGCTTCGATCATCCCGGACAGGCACAACACCACGTCTTCCGCCCGGGCAATGGCATCGGCAGGCCAGGTGGTGAGCACTTCCTGCTCTATCTTCATCACGGCCTCATTCATTGACGGTGACTGCGTTTTCTGTGGATGGTTATGCCACAGGGACATCGCCACCAGAAACGCGCCGGTTCTGACAAGATCTTCCACACTCACCTGCAGGTTGCCGCTGGCTTCAGCCTCTTCTGCCCGCCGTTTCAGGAGGGCAAGATGCTCAATACGCTGCAGCGCAGACAGCTCAGAAAGCGTGACGGATACACCGTTATATTCAAATTGTTCTGTTTTCAGGAACATCGCTTATCTCTCAGCTCTTTAGCCACCCGGCACATTATTAACGGTAATTTCAGCCACCGCAGAAAACTGACCATTACCGGAAATCACAGGGATGCTGACTTTTCCATCCTTAACCCCCGTCACAGTAATCGTCATATCTTTCACGCTAATGGTGGCTTTCGATGGATCGGCGGAAATCGCCCTGAATGTCTTATCCGTTGCATTTTCCGGTTCCACAGTAACGGTCAGGGTGGTTGTTTTCCCTTTTTCAACCGTACCTGTCGGCGTTACCTTAATCGCAGTGACCGGCGTAATTTTGCTGCGTTCTTCCGCTACAGAAGGTTTACCCACGTTAGTGACTTTCACCGTGCGGGTGATCACTTCTTTCGCCGTCACGGCCTTACCGATACTGCTGACCCAGCCACGAAACACATCCACCGTGCCATTCGGAAAACGGATTTTATAGGCCCGGACATCGCCGCTTTCAAACCAGCCTATAAGCCCTTTCTGACCTTCCTCTCCCGGTTTCCAGGCCAGCGTAAAACTGGTATCACCTGCAGATTTCTGTCCCTGCCCGGTCGCGGTCCAGTCCGCGTCTTCATCATCCAGGTAGTTATCATCGTAGGGTTCAGCCGTCATCTCGCCCGGCGTCAGATCCTTCACCTTAGCCAGTCGCTGCCAGTCATCGTCTGACAACGGGTTTGCATAAGCATCAGCCTTGCCGTTGTAAACCCACAGAGTGGTACCGGCACCTTTTACCGGCTCCAGGGGATTTGGTGTTGCCATATCGTCCTCACATCTCGTAGGTAATTTTCCACAGGAGATCTGCCGATCCCCACATCATAAACTCATCATCCCGGCGGTAGTCATACCCCTGAAGATTCATCTTCAGCAGTAACGCACTGAGGCCGGGAACCGCCTCCAGCGCAGGAAGGATTTTCTCTTCCATCCACATATCCAGTGCCGAGTCCGGTTCTTTTGCCCTGAGAAAAAATTCAATATGCAGTGTCGCCTCCCAGGTCCCCTCATCAACGAACTCGTCAGCAGCAGACGCATCAGTCAGGTAAACAGCAACAGCAGGCAGTTCCTGTTCATCAATAAAAACCGGGCGGCCGTCAAACCAGCTCACCCGCTCAGAAATATTGTCTTTCAGGGCAGACAGAACTGCCGCCCGTATTTCACGGTGTTTCATACACCCTCCCTGTCATTTTCTTTTCAGCACCAGGCGTAACTGATGCGTCATGGCTTTCATCATCTGCACTGGTAATTTTTCCCGGTACATCCGGTCCCGTTCACGTTCAAAGGTTTCTGCCAGCGGTCCGGCAGTCGGAATTTTCACCACTTCAATTGGCAGACGGTGGCGTTTCGGCCTCCCTTTGCTGTCAGCGCCGGTGGACGATGGTGCCCACGGCATACGCTGCATCACATGCCAGCGTCCGTTAGCCAGTCGGGTGATAAAGGCGTCCGGGATCCGTCTTTTCCCCACAATCAGCACACTGCCGCCCCCTTTCAGGGCCGCACGCTGTCCTTTCTTTCTCCGTTTTCTGCGGGAAAGTCGAACGCGGGCCTCCCCCAGTTTGATGGCAGGCAGGTTGCCGGTATTGATGTAAACCTTTGCATAAACCTTATCCGGTCGTGCCGGACTTAACCGGATGCGGGCACGGATAAGACGGCGGGGAACGGCCAGCTCCCTGGCAACTGAAGTGGCCGTTTTCGCAATGATGGCCCCCGCCACGCGGTTCAGTGTCGTGGCAGAGGCCCGGGGAACGGCACGGCGGTCAATTGCATCCAGATTTTTCATGGCCTGCGCCAGACCTTTTATTGCCATGCTCATTCCTGTTCGACAAAAATCCGGGGTTTACCGTTGTACGTGTCATAACGGGTCACCGTCAGTGTACGGCCATCAAACACAACAACATCATGACGGGCCGGACGGTACCGGGCTGAAAACACCACCAGTGACAACTGGCTGCCCGAAAGCGCCCCCATCTCCGCGGACTCTTCCTCCGGCATCACGTCATACACGACGCCGTTAATCTCCGCCTGTTTGCCCATCACCCGAACGGTCGCCCCGTCCATCCGGCAACACATTCGCGTAAACAGATCAGACATTGATTTTTACCGCCACAGTGGCGCTGTTTGCAGGAGCATTTTCCCAGGCTACCCCCGCGGCCACCGCACCCTCTGCAGCCAGCTGCACAACCCCGTCCTTCAGATAAACCACCGCGCCGGACTGAATGTCGTCAGCAGACTGTTTGGGCAGAAGGAACACGCCTTCGGCAAAACCGTCACCGGCATCACCGGCAGGAATATCGGTAATGGCCACGGCCACCATACTGCCGACCACCACCGCAGCACCGCTCAGGATGGTCTGATCTCCGGCATTCACCAGTTCAATGGTGGTACCGTCCTGTACAAAATTTTTCGCCATAATGCTGTTTCTCCGGACAGCCCCCTGTGGGGCTGTTTTTCAGGCATAAAAAAAGCCCTTTCGGGCAGTGATTGTGATAACTCGGTTATCAGGCCACCGACGAACGCACCAGCCCGCGCCAGTCAAGTGGTGCCACTCCGGCATCAATACGGATTTTTGTGGCAATGCCGTCAGTGGTGAAACCTTCCTGCTGATCAATGTATGGAGTGTCCACACCATCCAGCCAGGCCACTTCAATGGTGTCAGTGCCCTGTGCCGCCGCCAGATACCAGGTTTTCGGATCTGCCGCATCAAGACGCGCTTCTGCAATCACCTCAGCAAAGTTCTGGATGGGGTTAATGACACCGGCGTTTGCATCCGCCCCTTTCACACTGGCCGATTTGATGGTCTGGTTCGCCACCGTCTCCAGTGCCACCGGTACCAGCATAAAGGCCGGACGGATATTCAGGGCGCGATCGCCTTCTTTCTGCAGGCGCATCATCTGACGGGCCGCATCCAGTCCGGAAACGGAAATCCCACCGGTGGCAATATTTTTGTGATCGGCATGGAACAGCGCCTTACCGTCTGACAGTTTCGGGTTATCCGTCAGCACCTTGTAAACCAGGTCACCAATCGTTGCCTTCGCCGCACGCCCCATCTTCATCGGCACGTCCACCAGCATATTCAGATCATCATTGATAATGGCCTGGCGGGTGATGGAGAAAATCTCCCCGTAAGTGGCCAGTGCAATGGTCTCCTTGCGATCTGAGGTGGTGATGTATTTATACTCCGCCCCCTCACGAACCTGGCGCAGAGAACCAAAACCGCCCATCCCCACGCGATACGCTGTTTTGAAGTCTGACAGGCGTCCCTTACGGGTCCACTTCTGGAAGGTTTCTTCTGATTCCTCCCAGCCCTGGATCAGCCCCTTGTTCGACACATCCAGCAGAATATTGCCAAAATCAGAGGTGCTGTGCGTCAGCGCCAGCCCGACCATCTGCATGGGGTTATAACTGGCCACCCCAATACCGCGCTCCGTCAGTGACATGCGAGCCCATTCACGCAGGGTCATCCCGTTATAGGCGTTATCCTTCTCGACATTTTCAAATCCGGCACGGGCCAGCATCGCCTGGCGGATCCCGTCCCCCACAAAATTGCCGTTTCCGGCATAAATATGAGCCGGTGTATTTTTGTTGGTCGGCGAGGACTCCTTGCCCATTTCATTCAGCAGACGTTCACGGGCCATTTCCAGCGAACAGTCAGGATCAGCCACGCACTGTGCCTGAAGCGTCTGATAGCGACCGCCGAACATGGCAAACAGATCGTTAATGCCTGACATGCGGGCTTTCTGTTCTGCCATAACGCGGGCGCGAATGGTCGCCTCATCAGACACTGCCGGTACCGGTGATGGTTCTGTTACCGCCGGTGCAGGGATTGTCACTGTGGTATCACGCGGGGCACTGTTGTATGGCTGCGTGATCATATTTCGGATGGATTCCGGCATCTTTTTAAATTCCTCTGTACGTTTTGACTGAATACATGCCATTGCCTTAACGGCTGGCGTCACCTGGTCTGCAAATCCGTGTGCCAGACACTCGGCACCGGACATCCAGGTCTCATCCGCCAGCATGGCGGCAATTTCATCGGTAGTTTTTCCGGTTTTCTGCGCATATACCGGCACCATAACCGACTCAAGTTTGTCCAGACGTTCGGCATAAGTGCGCATTTTCTCCGCATCACCACCGCTGATCCCCCAGGGTTTATGGATCATCATGAAGGCATTTTCCGGCATAATGACCGTGTCACCGGCCATCGCAATCAGGGATGCCATCGAGGCGGCAACGCCATCCACATACACGGTAATGGCCGCACCGTGATTTTTCAGGGCATTAAAAATGGCGATGCCTTCAAAGACATCGCCACCCGGTGAGTTGATGTGGAGATTAATGTGGGTGATATCACCCAGGGCATTCATATCGCTGACAAACTGCTTCGCGGTAACTCCCCAGAAACCAATCTCGTCATAAATATAAATATCCGCCTCACCCTGACCACCCGCCTGCATCCTGAACCAGGATTTATTCTTCATGCTGGCTGTCGGTGGCCTGCTGACGCTGTTGTTCAGTTCCGGCACTGTTGCCTCCTTTGTCGTTGACGGGGTCAGTATCAAAGACCAGCCCCAGTCTGCTGTTTTCATCAATTTCAGCCTTGCGGCGACGTTTGACCTCATCCGGATTGCGCCCGCCGGCACGCACCCAGTCAGATTCTGTCGCTGCACCACCCCGGATCTGAATTCTCCAGGCTTCAGCTTCCTTAACCGGGTCGATCCACGGCATCACCGGACCGGAATACGTCGCGTTATATAGCGTTTTCATCTCCACATCCGCCGGAATTTTCAGCAGACCTGCCGCAACCACCATATTCAGCCATGTCCGGTACACCGGACGGGTTACCGCGCCAATAAAACAGTCCTGCAGGATCAGGTAACCATCCGTGGACTCGACCAGCTCCTGCCGCTGGGCACTGTAGGTGCCGTTATAGTTACGCGCCGCACTGGAAAAACTCAGACGACTGCCCGCTGCCACTGCACGCAACTGGCCGTTGCGGAAAGTTTCAAGGTTGGGATTGGGACGGTCTGATTTGACCATGCCGATATCCTCGCCCTTGCGCAAATCGTCATAAATAATACCCGGTGTGATATGGACTTCCCGGTCGGTTTCTTTGATCCCCGGCTCTTCATAGTCCTGCCCGTCACCTTTACGGATATACAGTCCCAGCGCCGCGGCAATACGCGCCGCAGTGAGTTCCGCATCCTCATACTCCTTAAGGGCACTGATCCGTATCAGCACCCCCGATAACATGGATGAGCCTCGCGTCTGATGCAGACGACGAGTGAACTTCAGGTGGATCATTTTTCCGGCAGCGATTTCTTTCGTATCACTCTGCCGGCCGCTGACCGGATAATTTTTATAAACCAGATATTTTTTCGGTCTTCCCCACTCATCAAGAAAAACCCCCTGATTCAGTCCGGCGGATTCATCAGTGCGCATGGGAACAAAATCCGGCTCCATCGCCTCAAGCCAGAATGGCACTCCCGCCGTCCGTTCCAGACCGTTTCCCGCACCACTGACCATCTGCGCAAACACTTCACCATCCCGCAGCCAGGTCCGCAGCAGTAAACGTTCAAGCACGGGACGGGTATACTGCCCTGTCACATCCGGACTCACGGACCACTCAGCCCACAACCGGCGGATATCCGCAGCCAGCTCTGCCGCCATTTCCCCGTTTTTTCGTAATGGCTGAGGCTCCACAATAATTCCCCTGGCACCAATCACCCGCTCTTCCAGCTTGTCAAACACACCAATCACCAGGTCATGATTGATATCCAGAAAACGGGCCTGCTCCCGCAGGGAAACCGCACCGTATTTACTGAGCTGATCAGCAGAGCGATTTTCCCGCCGGGCTTTATGTGTCCGGGTCGGTTTCACCGCCTCATAGGCCATGATTAACGCCCTTGAACGCAGTCTGGCTGCTTTCCAGCCGGGGGAAAACACGCCTATCACATCATCAATAATTGCCATTAAAACCTCGCCAGTTTAAATCCTGGTTTTCCCCGCCTGCGGCTCACCATCGCGGCAAGCCTGCGTTCCCACTCCTGACGTCCGGCGCGGATCTGAGAAAGGCTTTCCAGCGTCAGTTGCTGTCCGTTGAAGGTGACAGACTTCCCCTCCAGTACGGCCATTTCCGCTTCACGGTACCGCTGTATCATTTCTCTGGCTTCTTCTGTGCTCACAACCAGCCTCCTGATGTTATCCATGGATTATCTTCCGCACGCTCCGTCCGTAGTTTTTTCTTCCGGCGACGGCGTTTTTCTGCCCCGGCCGTCAGTTCCGGGGATACCGTTTCACCAGAACGCTCCTGCGGGAAGACGAGCCACGTTTCCCGCTGTGCCCAGTCCGGTGCGGAGGGCCAGCGGATCTTTTCGTAACCATGCAGAACGGCAAGCGCATCCGCATAAACCAGCAGGTCAAACGCCTCGTTAGCTCCCCTGCCCGGTTTTCGCCATTTTCCGTCACTGCCGCGCTCTTCATAGGTCAGCTCATCGTAAAACCATCGCCCCAGCCAGTCGGGAAAGTGGATATAGTTCGGCCCTGGTGTGTCACGCCACAGGGCATTATTTACACGGTCCTTAAACGCATCCGTCTGAACCAGCCACAGCGCGACATCGCCACTGGCTCTGGCACGGCGGGCACTTCTGCCGGTATTATCCGGGAAGGTACGGTTAATCAGCCTGTCACGGCGAAGTCCATCCCCCTTGAACAGAAACACCCTGTTGCCCAGTCCGTCACTCCGGCAACGACGCCAGAAACGATAGGCGTTATCTGTCACCCCGGCTTCCCCTCCCGTATCCACCGCCATGGCCATCAGACGCATGCGCACATCCGGATCAGAAGCCAGCGGCCATGTTTTATGGAACACATCCGTCAGCAACAAATCCCAGTCCTCCGGATATGCCGCCGGATCAACCGGCAGACTTTCACCGTTGGGACTGCAGCGCAGTGAATGCCGGATGTTATAGCGATCAACAATCCAGCGTTCCCCCTGCTCTCCGTATCCGGTGATCTGCACAACAAAACGGCGATTTTTACCGCCCTGTACGTCAACCGTTGCCTCAATAAAACGCACACCATCCGGCACAGATCGCCGGGGAAACGGCTCGGCACGCTGTTCAAGCAGTTCACTTTTACGCTGTTCCGTGGCTGAACGGGGCAGATAGGGGCGTCCGATATCGGTGTTCACCACCGCTTTCAGAGTCTCTTCACTGCCGGTTCGCTCATACTCTTCTTCTGCCGCCAGCAGTTTAAAAATCAGTTGTTCCCAGGTCTGAAACGCCGCAGCCGGCCCCTCCATCCAGAATGACGCAATCCTGGAATTTCGTGGTGTTCCGGTGATACTGCCGTCCGCCACCGCCCGTTCACCTTCACGAAGCCAGATCCCTTTGTTATTCAGTTCGCGTTTCTGCTCAGGGGCAATCAGCCCGCGACAATGCGGACACATCAGACGGGCAGCCTGACCGGCAGCCACAAAATCCGGGTTATTCCGGTATCCGGTCATGTTATCCATCACCGGCTGAAAATATTCCCCGCAGTGCGGACACGGCCAGTACCACCGGCGGCGGTCTCCCCGGTTATACAGTGACAGGATCCCCGTTGTTGGCGGTGCCTCATGTGCGCCGCCACAGCGCCATTTGGTGTCAGTGATATCCCGCCCCGGCGAACTCTCGACCAGGGTCATCCCCGAGGACATAAAGGTGGTGGTACGCTTTGATGCCAGGGTGAAGGCATCCCCTTCCCCGTCCACGTTTTCAGGGAAACGGTCATAATCCGTCAGCGCCACACGACGGTAATCCGAAGAAGAAAATACAGTGATCGACGGCCAGCCAATCTTCAGGAAGGAGCCGTCAAGAAACATTTTATCGTGGACGTTGTTGTCATTACGGGAAGGACTGAGACGCTTACTGACCTCCGGGCTGTGACGAAACGTTCTGGAAAGACGCGTTCTGGAGTGTTCCCGCGCCTTCGTCTCGGTCATTTGCACCACCAGCATATCCGCCGGATCACAGATGATGCCGTACACAATCCAGCCGTCAATCAGCCCTTCGGTTTTCCCGGTTCGCGCAGGTCCCACAAACACCACCGCGTCATATTCACGGGCTGATAATGTATTAATGGGGTCAATCATATAGGGCGTCAGCGATGACTCCCACGGACCGGAAGTATTGGCTCCCCGTGGTACCCGCATATAACGCCTGATGGCTTCCGCTACTGGTAACCGGCTGGGCGGGCGAAACAGCGAGGCCACTTCGCGCCAGATATCGGATGCGCGGCTATGGCTCTCGTTCACCTGATTCACATATCGGCCTCATCACAACAGTCAATGACTGCCTTTTCCAGTGTGTCGCGGATCTCATCAACCACAATCTGTACTTCATTCAGTTGTGATGCGGTCCACCCTCTGTCCCTTTCCAGCCGGTCAGGCCAGGTTTCCAGTACCTGAACTATCGCTTTCACCACGACAGAAAAGGACCGCCTGACATCACTGACAGGCACAAGCTGAACAGTTTCATGCTGAAATTTAAGACGCTCGCGCTCGGACTGATACCATGCCTTCCGATCATGTGGGTTCATCTCTTCATCTTCGGAAGTCGGTGGTTTTTCCAGCAACGAAATAATCAAATCCGTCAGGAGATACAGTTTTTTCTTTTCATTACTGCCTGGTGCAAGAGGAACATCCGCCATTCTGGCGGCAACAGTCTGCCGGTGCAGACCTGAAAGGGCTGCCAGTTGATTAATATTTAACTTCATATTTTTCAGCTCGCCGTCCATTTACATCCCTCCACATAAACCGCTGAACAAAAGTGGCTCTTTTTTTGTAAAGAAATGCCGCCATATAAAGATGTCGAACAAAAATCAACCGCAATCATCATCTTTTTAATGCTAAACACATTAAAAACAGTAAGTTACCATTATGATGATGATGACGATAAAATCACAAAAATGCGCCTTTTTCCGCGCCGCCCGCCCCGTGTTCAGGCCCACCCCACCAGGAGGACCCGCAAAAATGATAATGGTTATCATTTTCAATGTAGTCCGGTTTCTTCCACCATCGCACCGGACAGGCGACTATGAGGGGACAACGCCGCGCTCCGTTAACGCGGTAAACCCCGGTGTGTATCGTTTTTGATTATCCCCGCACACTCGCGCAGAGGAGTATCCCGGTCGGGCTGCGGTCTCTGTTAATGCGGGGATACGGCGACAATACCGCGCATGGATAATAAGGTCGCTCAACACACTCGCTGTAATGCAGCGGATACCATGCGGCATTTAGCGGTATTCATCGTACACTCAACGGTTAGCTCTTCATTCGTGGCATTCACCTGAAAGGTCCGGGAGTGTAATTGCATACATTTACCACTGAACGAACCTTCAACAAGAACACGACCACGCTGCAAAATACGGAACAGAATTGTTCCCTGAAGAGGCTTTACGGTTACCAGTAATTTCTTCATGCATTCTCCGGATAACAAAAATACTAGTTAATACACTGAGTGCGGATATATTCCTGCGCCCCTTCCAGCTGCTTCTGCATTGTCATCAACCGTTCTCTGAGGATGAAATAATCCCGTTCAGCGGTGTCTGCCAGTCGGGGGCCGGTTGCATTATCCACGCTGGAGGTGCCGGTGGCTTCACGCACGGTACCGGGGCAGGTGGCGTTGACCCGCAGGCGCTTACGACCAGCGGCAACATCAGCGCGCAGAGTTTCATTTTCAGCTCTCGCATCGGCTAATTCCTTCGTGTATCTGGCATCAAGCGCAGCGACATCTCGCTGGCGCTGCTGCATGTCAGTAATAGTGGCATTCGCCAGTTTCAGCTCACTGACTTTTTTATCGCGCTGCGCTTTGTAGGTGATGGCGTTATCGCGGTAATGATTCAGCCCCAGACTAAGCACACTACAGGCTACCAGCATGACAATAATCACCACACACAGAACACGGTTCATATCACCACCAACGGATTGCCCAGACCAGAACAGCAATGGCCACAATACGAATGGCAAATGCCATTGCCCGAATAAGTTCAGCACTCATCTTTTTAAAGTTCACGATTTCAGCGCAATGACCAGTTTTGCCAGCCCATACAGCATCGGAGACACAGCAATACCAACAGCCACCCACTTAATAGCAAAAGCCAGCGCTCTGCTGATGTCATCAGTCACTGTCACCCCAGCAGCCCCGACGAAGACAACATCACCCAGGCGAGGGACAGAAAAAGAGCAACCAGCATTAGTGAAAATGAAATACCGACAATCACACACAGGACCTTTGCCGGCGTTATGAGTTTGTCTGACATAGCTACCCCTTAATTGCCACAATTAACTGGGATACTACCCATAAAAAAGGGATGCTCCAGACCAGCAAAAATTTCCAGTTTGGTAATTGACTAATCATGAGTCGCAACTCCCTAATCAGTTTGCTAAAATCAATCAAGGCAGCCTCCCATAGCTTACTGCCATAAAAACAAAACCCCGCTTGCTGCCAACAAACGGGGTTTTTACTTTTATTCACTTACGTTTCGCCAGTTCGCAGGATTTCGTGTTATCCGCCCGCGTGGCCATACCTTATTTTTCAGCAAAATATTCTGCTTATCTGTCGATACCCCAGCACGCCAGCGCGCTCTCCTGGTCACGACGGGATACCTGACCGTAACAGTTGTTTGAACGAATACGGCAGTCTCTGCCACCGTCCTTAATCCACCAGCGAATCGCTTCGCAGGCACCTTTTCGATCACCTGCATTAATTCGTCTGTAAAACGTCGACGGGAAACACTTACCGGGACCAATGTTGTACGGACAGAATGACGCGATCCCCGCTTTCTGGGGTTCGGTCAGTGGCACTCTGATGTTTTTCTCCACCCATGCCAGCGCCTTATCACGCTCAATGGCGTTAACCCGGTCGCATTTTTCCTTCGACAGCTTCATGCCAGGAATAACAGGCTTACCATCCACCCGGGTGGCTCCACGGCAGATGGTCCAGATCCCCGCACCATCACGGTATGCCGTGGTGTGGTTACCTTCCTTTTCATCCAGAAACTGGTCGAGAATGTCAGGCGCAGGCGCACCAGCGGCAATCAGCGCCAGAACGGCAGCCGACAGGCCGTATTTGATTTTGGTGTTCATGGATATTTATCAGGATTTATCGGTTTCTGCCCACGGACAGGTTTATCTGTTCCGGTCAGTGAATTAAGGTTGTGATTCCGGTGGAGTCTTCAGAGAACAAGTAATTATTCCCGGTAGCTTTCCTTTGTAGGTTATCAACACATTCTGCGCCTCTAAAATTACGGGGCGCTTTTCCGGCAACGGTTCGTTCCCTTCACATAACCCGGCAGCAACATCCATGAAAAACTGCTTCGCCTGCTTTTTCGCCTCAGCTTCGTAAAACTCCAGCGTGGCACCTTCAGTACGGTCAAGACTAATCGCCACATCTGGCAACAACAGTGACGGATACCCACCAACTTCCAGTGCCACAGTAACAGTAATCTTATCCGGGTAATTATTTATCCCTTTAACAACCAGTTCGTATTTTTTCTTCATCGCTTTACTCTCCCCGCGCCGCCTTACGCCGGTCCTCTCTGATTTTGAAATACAGGTTAGTCAGGTACGTCAGCAGCCCAAACAGCAGACTCCCCAGCACGCCTATTGCCGCCCACTGAGACGGGGAAACCCTGTCCAGCAACTGCAGGAACCAGTAGCCCGTTCCCACCGCTGACGTGGTGTATGACACACCTGTTGTGATTTTTTCCATCTGGTACATACCCCGTCTCCCGTTATCCGGAAGCTCACAACAATATAAAGACCACCGGCACACACCGATGGTCCCTTGCGCAGGCTTACATCATCATGTCGCTGTCAGGTGTGGGTTCACCGCCATCTGAAGCACTCCCGTCACCCGCGATACCTTCCGGCTCCGGAACCGCTGGTACGCCCAGCAGCTCATCCAGAATGGCATCCACTTCTGCATCAAGACGCGACTCAAGGTTCTGGCGGAGTTTCTGTTTCAGTGCGCTCAGGACTTCTTCAGAGCGCAGGACTTCCTTCACTGCCTCAGCAGTGACCAGGGATGTGATTTCTGACATGGGATTTTCTCGTTGAAAGGTGTTGTCAAGAAAGTGACTACGGAATGAGCGGATCTTCGGGTTTGCTTCCGGCTGACTGACTGGCGCTGATTCTCTCAGCGGCCCTTTTATCAATCTGCCTGCGCCAGAAATCGCGCACTGCCCTGTACCCACCCGAAAGAAGATACATAACACAGACTGCCATACAGAAGTACAGCATTACCTGATGAATAAATGTCATAATTTCTTACCGTTATGGTTGACAATGAGAACTGTTTTCATTTAGAAATGATTGATGTCGAAAGCATCTTTTCTTTACATTCTCCATTGGGATTACCTCCGCCAGCTTCCATTCCTGCCGCTGGCGGCCTTTTTTTATCATGCCGCAGCATCCGCGTTGTTCACTTCCACCTTCACACTGTCAATCAGCAGCGTATATGTCGCCGCCTTTGATATGCCTGTCAGTTGCAGTTTGTCCGCCGCCCCTGATGCCGGAGATTTCACCAGTGTGAACGGCGTCCCCCGTTTCTCATCCAGTACCGGCGTCACCTGAATGCTGTTGTTTCCGGCAAACTCAAAAGCCAGTGTGTGCCATCCGTTATCAAAGACCCCGAACGTATCCAGCTTCGCATTCGGCTTCTTGTGGTGCATCGCGTTCAGGTTCGTCGCATCCGTCTGCAGGAAGAAGGACATCAGCATGTCGTTGCCTTCCTCTGCCAGCGTCACTCCCTCCGGCAGGGACGACAACTGCCAGTAAATGCCCAGGGCAAACTGATTCGGCACCAGTGAACCCGGCAACTTAAACCGTACGCTCACACGTCCCCCCTTCTTCAGTAACTCCACTCCCTGTCCGGCTGCATCATGCTCCAGAAACCAGATGTGGTTTTCCGGTTTATTCAGTTGCAGGGCCTTACCTCCCGTAGCCCCCGCATCACTGACCACCGCTTCAGCAATGTTTTTGTTAACATTGTCTCCGCTCGCCGGTTTGTGATAATAGCGCCAGCCCTGTGATGCCAGGTCTTCGCCGGACGCCAGCAGACTCATCAGGGTTCGGTTACTGACCGGACCTTCCGGCTCTCTCTCCGTACCTTCACCGGAAGGTCCGGTGGGCTTCACCGTATCGGGCTGTTTTCCGGTAATGAATTCAGCGGTTCTCCCGGCATGCACAAGAATCGCCGTTGCCAGACGGTCGGAAATAATCCCACGACGTGCCCATGATCCAAAATGCGTTTTACGGTCAGCCGTCGTCCAGGTTTTGGCGTCCGTTCGACCACCGGCTCCGTAATACCCAATATCCGCAACATCCGGATCTTCTGACGGCTCGTTGGTACCCACATTTCGCCCGTTTTCATCCGTCATAAACGGCACAAAGAAGATTTTTTTTGCGGATTTCGTCTTATATGCACCATACACCGCATCGTATTGCGAAGAATAAGTCTGCTTCCAGTAGTAGGTCGTGTCGCCACAAATCCAGGGAACTGATGACGGAGAGCCCCCGAGACACTGACCTCCGAATTCCGACAGGTCAGAACGATATTTTTCCACCATGGAATCAAACAGCCCCGGCTGAGTGGCGTATGCACCCTGTTTCAAATCAAACTCGCCCTGCATCCAGACCACTGCAAGCAGAATATTTTTAGGGTTGGCCTTCAGTGCGGCCTGAGTACGGGTAAGCAGGTCCTTGTACAGTGGCTTATCTACACCCCAGCGTGCCGAGGTCTCGCTTGCGCCGGTGGATTCGCTGAAGGTACCTTCATCGCCCGCCAAAAATGCAGAACCACCACGGCAGCACGGAACCAGAAGAATACCGGCATTCGCCGGAATAAACGGCAACAATTTCTTCGCGATATGTAATCCCTGCCCCACGCATCCATACTGAGCTGCGCTGGCTTTCGGGTGTGAAAACTTACTCAAATCCTGAACATCATGCAGGCAGTGGTCCGCAGGAATAATGTCATTGTAGTTACAGGACGCACCACCCGGCGTGACAGTGCTGCGACGCGCCAGCTGTTTAATACGCGGGTCCGGACGGTCATATGTCTCCGGCAGCGGAAGCCCTTCACCATACGCCATACCGTTTGACTGCCCGGCCAGGGCAACAACAAAGTAATACTCCGGGTTGCTGGTGGTGCTGATAACTGCGCCTTCTCCATCCGACGGCTTCACCACCACAGGTGTGGTGACATTACCTTCTGCGACAATCGCCTGAATAAGTGCTGCGCCATCATCCGTGTACGAAGAAAACGGCCCGCCGTATGGTTGCCATCCTTCACGAATTTTTTGAGCAAGCGCATCCGCAAGGTCTGACGGCGATGCCGCCCTGACCACATCGTAGTGTTTAAATGCCATGAATCCTCCCGGCCGGGATAATATTGTGAGTCAGATAAGGAGCAGGCTGAAGTCCGGAAGTTACAGGACAATGGCAGAAGAGAGACGACAGCCCGCAATTCGAAAAAGACCGCGCAGTTGCGCAGCCTTATGAATTCTGGTTAAAATCCATTCGATTATAAAAATGTATATCTCATGCTGTTGCCCGAACCCACTCGGGCTTTTTTTTGCCCACAAGAAAGCCCCTCCGGAGAGGGGCTAAAGCCGCGTATCTGTATCATCATGCACATGATGCCGGGTGCCTCCCGGTGAGTTCAGTATCAGCACCTGAACCCGCACAGAAAGGATAAGGGTCGGTGACAAAACACCAGTTGCTGATTGCCCCTCCGCACAGGGGGATTCACCATGCCAGTTTCTTTTAACAAACTCCCCGCAAAACAGACAACTGTCAACCGTCTGAATTGTGAGACATTTAAAAAAAAGGCCCGCAAAAGCGAGCCGGGAAAAATAAGTCTGGCGCGTTGTACTGGATTCGAACCAGTGACCGATTGCTTAGAAGGCAATTGCTCTGTCCGGCTGAGCTAACAACGCATGATGCAGATAATGGACCGCCATCGGGGACTTGAACCCCGCGCAGCCAGCTTCGAAGGCTGGCGCTCTTTCCTGATGAGCTAATGGCGGTATGTGATGGTGGCCCTTGCTGGATTTGAACCAGCGACCTGGCGATTATGAGTCGCTCGCTCTCACCACTGAGCTAAAAGGCCGGGCCGAAAATAATAATCAGATGAAATCAAAAATCAAGCCCTTGCATAGATACATATCTGTCTGGCGGGAAGCCATAATAGCGGTGAAATACAGAGATAAAGTAGGATCTACTTGAATAACCGCATTTTGCTGCTACAGCCTGTCCATATCCATGCCGGGAACATAACATATTTACAGCAACCCGCATCCGTTCCTCAAGTAACAAATTACTGAACCTGAGACCTTCATCCTTGAGTTTTTTCTTTAACAAGCTCTCACTCATATGCAACTGTAGAGCAATCGCACCAAGCGTCCAGCTTGCTGATATATCTGTTTGAATTATCGCTCTGACTTTGGCACTTATACTGGATACACATCCACTTAAAAATAATGACATCCGTTCATCTGATTCAAACAGCGACAGGCAGGCCATCATAAGAAACATATCCGTGGTCTCTCCGGAAAGTCTCTGACTGGTAATTAAAGCCACAGTCAACGCAGGATTGTTGGGTTCCAGCAACAAGTAAAGCGGAATGTCAGTCAGAGGACCTCTCGTCAGCTTATGCTGGCTTTCCAGATATTGACTTACTATAGAATGGCTTATATCGACAATTTTAACTTTGCCATAATGCATAAGGAAAAGCTCCCTGATGCATTTGGTGGCCAGAACGACTGAGCCGGGCTTAAGTGACAATGTATCCTTTTCAAGAAAAATATTAATTGGGGAACAAACCATGATAACTGAACAGATAGCAGTCATTATAATTTTACTTTCATTAGCAATTGGTTAGCTCAATTATAGCCCCAAAAGGTAAATTATCATCAACACATAAGCAAAGGACTGACAGGTGTCGCCCCCCCACCAGCCGCCCATTCACCACAAATAAAAAGCCTTCAGGACTGAAGGCGTCTGTAACAACCGCACTGATAGTCTGCCAGACCCGCCATAACAAGCTGGGTCAGTATTAACTGGCAGCGTTCGCGTGAAAGGTAAGTATTCTGCGCAATCTCCCCGACTGTCGCCGGTTCGGTAACGCTTAATTCATCAAACACAACTCTGGCGGTTTCTGTCATATCCTGCTGTTTCAGCATGTCTTTTTACCCTTTCCGGTTAACGTGACACACCAATAACTCTTGTCGAAAAAGCCAGCAAGCTGAAAGACAGGTATTCACCGCCACCAGCGCGTTTACTGTACTGACGCGATTTCAGTCATAAAAAACCCGCCAGGCGGCGGGGTGTAAAAAATCTTCTAACGTCAGGCATAAAACGCCCATCGTTAGAGCAAATTTACCACAGATTCGGGAAAAATCAACAACACTATCGCGTTACCCTCTTTAACTGCCGCTCCGCCCATGCCTCTTCAATGTCAAACCGAACCACCAACGTATCGTAAAAGCGTTTCACTGATTTTTTCCACGTATCAAGCGTGATAGCACTCGTCACTTTGCGTATGGCATTAAATGCCTCCGTTGATGGTAGTCTTTCACAGCCACGACCACCACAACGCTGGCAGTCTCTGATAACAGGCATACCACGTTTTACCGACTCTTCACGATGAATGGCGACACCACGCCCACGGCAATCCTTACAGGCGGTGGAAACCTCACCCTTTCCGCCACACTCCGGACAGGCAACTTTTACCACCTCCCTGACTTTTTTCCATTCTTCCCAGTAAGACGGATACACACCTTTCGTACACTTTGCCCATACCGGCGGCTTACCATCCGGATACTGGACCTTGTTTGTAAAAACTACGCTTTCAATAAATTTTTCCCCATAGCAACAAGGGCACTGCTTTTTACTCGCTGCGCTGCGGGCATAATCCTCAAAAGCGTACGAAGCCATAATGCGCATCACTACCGGTTTTATTTCTGCCGGGAGTTTTCTTAACGCCGCCACGCGATCACACCGACTGAGTGCATATTCTGTCAGCAATTCTGTTGCCCGCTCTCTGTCATTCATACTAATGCCCATTTTCCCAAGGAACGCAGAAAAACCCATCTCAGCCCGATTTTGTGTCATGCCCTGCGCGGCCATCACATCAGTGATACTCAGCGCATCTTTTGACGTTGAGGCCGATGCATCGGTCAGACCAGGGGATTTTGGGGAGTAGTATTTCGGTAAATCTTCCAGTTTCATTTTTTGACCTGCTCTTCATGCATTATGGGGTAAATCTTCACCCCCAGACGTCCACCAGATACTGGCTGACCACGAACGATATTGATTTCATCAAACTGCTCATCGTCCATTAACACTCCCGCATGCGTCAGCGCATCCAGCGGTGCTTTCAGGATATTGTCCAGGTCGCGACGACGCTTATCCGGTGGCTCTGCAATCACCTTTATCGCCAGCCTTCCGGACAGGCTTAATTTCAGCCGCTGCTGGCGAACAATAAGCGCCACAGCCCGGCGATAACGCTTTCCCTCCTCCGAGATAAAATATGTGCTGCCACGGCGTCGCCAGTAAGTGTTCACCGTCGGCGGGTAAGGTAAAACCAAATCTATGAGCATCAGTCACCTCTTTTACCCAAGCACGCCAGTTGCAAAGGCGTGATCAAGAAAACGAAAAATTAAATCAACCTGAGAACCATGCTTTTCTTCGAACGCCAGCGGATCCGCATGAAGATCGTTGTGATGCTCCCGACACAGCGGTAGCGTGAAAATATCGTGAGATTTTGTCCCCATTCCGCCCTGACCATGACCAATCAGGTGATGGGGATCGTCGGCTGGCTTACCACAACACGCACACGGCTGTGTCTTCACCCAGCGTGTGTATTTCTCGTTAACCCAGCGGCGACGTTTAGGTCGTTTCATGAAAGATTCCGGAGACTCAGGATCAACGGCAATGCTGACCACCGTCTCTTCCTGTGGCGGGTTTTGCTGGTGGGCGTGAGGCAGCGGCGCAAGATTTTTTGTGCGCTGCTTCAGTATGCTGGTGGCGGTCTGCTCTCCCGGTACGATGTCGCTTTCACGGTACATTGAGCGGATTTTTTCCGCACGCAACCCCAGCGAACGACGTAATACCGCTTCCGGTAGCGCGTCCGCCACCTGATTGCGGACCGCCCACCAGGATAATTCAGCCAGCGATAATTCCCGTTCCTGCGAGCCATTCATTGCATGGCGTATGACGTCAATCATCCATGCAGACAGGTTTTGGTGAGCAAGTTGCCCGAGTGATTCGGAGGTCTGGTCGCGCAGCTGGTTGTCGCAGTGCCAGCACAACACCATTGCGCCGGTACCATAACGGTGAATGACGGTTTCACTGTGGTGATAATCGCCGTGTGGCCACTGGCAGGATTTAACATGGCGCAGTAACCAGTCAGACAATGCGCCAGCACCACCAGCAGCACGAATCACTCGTTCGTCGCTGAAAAATGGCAGTAATGATTTATCCTCCGCCAGCGGCTGGCGAACGGCAGGAACGACCCCGGACGGCAGATTACGCATGCTTTTCGGTTCAGGCTCCACCAGCACTCGAGGGTTATGAAATACTTGCATGGATTCACGGCCCGGCCTAAGGACCACCAGCCCGAGTTCCGGTACCAGAACAGGTCGAAGTAATATCCGCACGTTACCTCCAGATCCGTTGCTGGTATGTGCGGGATGGGCGCGGTGGGCGTTCGGAATAAGGGAGCCTGACATAGATTATCCAGTGACGATAATCGAGGCTGAGGGCTTTCTTAATCTCGTATCCGCGTCTGCGATAGTTATGAATTAGCCATTCGGCCTGTTCTTCAGTACATGGTGGGTGTTGGTACCAGTCGGTTTTAAATGCGTGTGAACGCCGCTCATGCCGGATGGCAAGGTCGGTATCAGAATTGTGAAATTTGGTTTTGTGCGCCATCTGTTTTCTCTGCTGGCGCAGCAGGTGTCAGGTGTTCAGGCTGACGTGCGAATTGTAAACCAGAATGCCAGGAAAAAACAAAACCCGCCGAAGCGGGTTAAGTGCGGGTGCGTTGAGGATGCCTGACACATCAGAGGTGGCGAGGGATTTCTCCCCCGCCAGGTCTCTTACTCCTCAGGTTCGTAAGCTGTGAAGACAGCGACCTCCGTCTGGCCGGTTCGGATTCGTACCTCGCAGAGGTCTTTCCTCGTTACCAGTGCCGTCACAATGACGGTTAAACAGATGACGATCAGGGCGATTAACATCGCCTTTTGCTGCTTCATAGCCTGCTTCTCCTTGCCTTTCGGCACGTAAGAGGCTAACCTAGATTTGCCGTTCATAGATTGAGCCTCAGATTAATGTTAAGCGTCTTGCAGGACGCGTAATGTTAACTGGGGCTTTTCTCTATCTGCCTTTGGTGTTCATGCCTGAGACAGATAGCCTCAAGCACCCGCTGCAATTCTACTTAACTCTCCTTTTCCCGCAAACCGTTTTTATCCCCAGCGGCAAATCGAATACACCACCAGCGCCACAGCCATTGCGATTCCTGCCGTTGTAAATGCCTCAGGCCAGGTCATCGTAAAACATCCTCCACGCTTATCAGTCCATTTCGTTTCAGGTAATCCATCGCCATCTCCGGTAATTTGCAGTCTAGATTAGCTTTTTTCAGTTGACTGACCAGTCGTTTAACCCACATTGTTAATTCGCCAACCTGATTACTGGATGCTAGTGGATTGTCGGCTTTACCCAGAATGACAGCACAGCAGGCCTCTTTGAGTACCCAATCAACAGCATCTTTCCATGCTCCTGTTTCGACTGGTGGATTCTCACGCTTTACCTGTTCATAAAAGCGCACGGCTTTAACCAGTCCTTCTGATATCACAGGGACTGGCGGGGTAGTGAATAAGGCCTGAATCTCATAGCCCGGCCTGTCGTTGCACCCCTCTTTTGTCGGTACATATTTCCAGTCACCAACCCACATCTTCTCCTGAAAGTCCGTAACGCCTTTTTTCACGTAGCGATATCGCCATGCAACTGGTTTTGCCTGCCCTGCCGTTTCATGCCCTTCCTGATAATTAATCTCGCTCATTCATCGCCCCACTCATCACAATATGCTTCGACCGGAGTTTTTCCTGCTTCGTAGTCATCACGCCAGGCTTCAGCATCAGCAGCACTTCCACCACGTAACTCTGCATAGTCCATTAACAGTTCATGCCATTCTTCAAAACTGACGTTGTATTTAGTTGAACCAAAATCAGCCATTTTGTTCTTCCTCTTCGTCTTTTATTTCGTGATATGAGTAATTGCAGTAGTTAAAGAAAATTTCTTTTGCTTCGTCATGAATTTCATCAGGTGTTGCGTCATCGTCCACTTCGAATACATCCTCAAAATCTCCACCAGCTATTCCCGTTTCAATAATTATTTTGAACTTTCGCATTTCACTACCACCCTTTCGGGTGGCCTCCTGCTGTTCTGAGGGTGCAGAAATCCCTCCGGTTAAGGATTAAATTTTTAACAGTGCTAAATTTAATTATTCAGTTCTGGATTTTGTCACCCTGCGTATCCGTGCTTTCGCATTACGCTCAATCTGAATTAGCTTTTCTATATTTTTTCGCCTTTCCTGTTCCTCCTGGCGCAATAGTTTTACATCATCTGCCAGTCTGGTTTCTCTTTTCGCCACAGAGAGCATCCAGTCAAATGGCTCCACAACTGCACCGCAGATTTTACAGCGGACCTGACGCTCTTTTTCGTCAACCCGGACAGAAGCGTGATGGCAGTATGGTCTTTCCTATGGCTCATAAAGAAAATTAACCTGATTACGTGGGTCATCCTCTTTTACCGGAAATAAAACAATATTACTTAACTCATCTTCTGGTTTTATTTCCATGCTCCTCTCCTTTGATGCGAATGCCAGCGGCAATTGAAGCCTGATAGCTAATTTCACTTACAGTACCGCCTCCTGAAAATTACCCTGATAGAAAGCCAGTACACGCTGCATAGCTTCGCTCTTCCGGCACTCGCGACAGATTATATTCAGGCGCCTGTCGTAGCGGCGTATTTCTCCGTCTGGTAATGACCAGATAAGGTCCGGATCAACCGCAGATGGTTTCTTCGGCTTTGCCCTTGAGAGCTTTTTACGGGCATTTTGCCAGTCCTTACGCGCCTGTTCAGACGGGAATAACCCGTAACCAGAGTTGTATACATCGCCACTGGCAACCAGCTCTCTGGCCAGAACGCTCATCAGATATCTTGTTGCCCCAGTTTTAGTTTCCAGTTGTCGTAACGTCTCGCGCCCACTCTGGCGTACGAGTTCAACAACCTGCCCTTTAATTTTTTCCCGCTCTTCTTGTGTAAAAACTTTTGCCACAAGCCCTCCTGAAAATTACCTCATGACCAGAAATTAACACTTACCCCCTGAAGCCCGGCGGAATTTCGTTATCCGGTTCAGAAATATGATTCACACAACGCTGGTTGTTCGTGCCGCTTACCGGGAGCAACCAGGGGTTCTCAAAATTCCGGTCCGGTCCAAAAAACGTCGTCGCTCGCTGAACAAATTCCGTTCCCGTTTTCCCGGTAGCCGCCAAGTATCTTGCGTAACGCCTCACGCCATCCAGCATGGCCTCTGGTGGCACCCCCTCGCGTAATCTGGCCTTCCAGGCACTGAAAGCGGATTTCTTCGGGTTTGCTCCGGCACGCAACGGGTACTCCCGCCAGACCTGTTCGAACACATCCGGATAATCCACTCGTCCCACAGACTGCCCGGTGCTTTCCGGGACTACCCGATCGGCTTCCCGCTGAATGGCGGAATCGGCTTCAGGCTGCTGCAGTTGGTGTGATTGCTCCGGCCTTGCGGTCATCACCTGCTGCACAGCGCCCGAATCGGCTTTCAGCGCATACGCTGAATCGGCTTCCGGTGTCGTGCCTGCTGGCTGACCAGGATTGACGGTCTGAACATCCCCTGCCTGGTTCGTGGCGTTTTTTACGCCATGAACCATAGTGTTTTGATCTTCTTGATCTGTATCTTTATCTGTATCTTTATCTGTCGTGACTCGTCGTGACATGTGCGTGACATTTCGTGACGCGCCGTGACAATCGCCATTTTGTTCCCGCTTTCTTTCCCTCTCTCGCTGCGCCCTCTTGCGCTCTGCAGGAGATTTTGCGGTTTGCGAAATATTGCCGTTGTCCTCTTTAAGCACCTGGCGTTTTTCCCATCCAGTGATTAAATCACCATCAAGTACCCGCCCCTGCATCGTCTGCAAAATTGAATCAATTACCTCTTCTGTCACGTCGAGCGCACTTGCCAAATCTTCTGTCGTGACATCAATGTGACCTCGCGTGACATTTCGTGACGCGCTCACCAGGAGGTGGATATACACTGCCATCACTGTTGCAATTGGCTGCCCTGACACCCTGGCAATTGTTCGCCACTTAGGGTCATTTGGCATGTCATGCCATAATCTGAGCCAGGCGTTAGCCATACTCACCTCTTCTGATACCGAATCTTTTTACTCACGAGTTGCCGGAAGCGATTCGATATGGCTATTATCACTCAATGCACTGCCACAGCATTTCCTGCCGGGCCACCACGGTTCATCTGATTGAAACCGGCGATTGCCACTGCGACAAAATCATCGGCGTCTCTCACCAGTCGCTCCCGCGTCTCCACCAGCTCCCGAAAATAAGCTGAACTGTGGCTACGCATTCTGGCCACCAGCAAAGGTGGCATTGCCTTTTCGATCGCTGGTAACAACGCCTGAATTTTTTCAACTGCATCAGGGGTGTCTTTCTCTACCCAGCGGAAAATTTTCTGGGTATTGCGAGCCAGGGCTTCCGGATGGCTGTCGTCGTACAGTTCAGGAAACGTCATACCCAACTCAAAATAAGCCTGGGTTATTCCAGCTGCCGGAACTTTTTCGCCATCAGGACGCGCCCAGGCATTCATCGCCATGCGGATGTGTTCATGCTTGATTTTCATGAATCCCCCCTTGGTTAGAAGGCGGATTATGATCAGAACCGGGAATGACAACCGTCGGTATGTGTAACTCATATTTGAGCGCCCCGGCAGTGACTGCCTGAATTAGCAACGCCCATTTCCACGGAACCTCTTCCCCCCACATGCTGACTGTGGTTTTTGACGTTCCTAGAGCTGCGGCTGTTTTAACAACTCCGCCAAAATAGCCTAATACTTCTGATTTTTTCATGAGTCGCTCCATAAAACTGAACGCCAAAAGTTTAATAATCAAAACCAAAGAAAGTCAAGAAACAAAACCATCTGTGTTTTAAAATCAAAACATGAGCAAGCAAACAATATCTGAACGCATAACCCAACGTATGCATGCGCTAAACCTGAAAGGCAAAGACCTTGTCAATGCCACTGGCGCATCAAAAGGCTCCGTAAGTCAATGGATGAACGGTGGAGGAGCGCCGTCCTCGCGTTACATAAGTTCACTGGCAAAAATATTGAAAGTAAACGAAAATTGGCTTCTTAATGGAGGAGAGTTAAATACAGGTGATTCGCTTGATCTATCTTTACCGCCGATAAAAACGGTTCCGCTACTATCACTTCAGCAGGCAGCAAGCTGGAGTGATTATATGAAAAATTCCTCAATAACCTCTTGTGTGCAGCTTGTCGGAGAAATCCCGGCCAATACCTTTGCAGTTGTTCTAGAGAGTGACAGTATGTCAACATCTGGTGGGGGAGTTTCCATCCCAAATGGTTCAACAGTTTTTGTTGATCCCGATCGAACCGTACAACCAGGAAATATTGTCCTTGCCTTACCCAAAGGGACCACAACACCTGTCATTCGTAAACTGGAGATAGAAGGGCCGGATATTCTTTTAGTCCCCACGAATCCTCGCTACCCTTCAATTATGCTGGATGATCTATCTTGCATATTGGGCGTATGCTTTAAAATTCAACAAGATATTTAACCGACCTCATCTATTTGATTAACTGTATGCCATCGTGGTGATGGCTTAACAGCTGCCTGCTTAAAATGTTTTGATAAAAAAACATTGACCTGAAAAGTTCATTTTTCTAAACTTCATTCATTCCCTCTCCCCACCCCACAGAATGCAGGGCAATACTTCGAGTTACCAGGCAGTGGTCAGGGGTTAAGTAGCCAGCCTGAGGCGTAAGAACATGACGGCAGGGTTCAACTTTAACTATGCAGCAGGTTTTTGTTCCGCTCCCCCGGCGTTAAGGGGAAATGAGGTCAGCATGGATACTATCGAGCTTGGCAACAACGAATCTCTGGTATGTGGAGTATTCCCCAACCTGGACGGCACGTTTACCTCGATGACGTATACCAGAAGCAAAACGTTTAAAACGGAAGCTGGCGCGCGTCGCTGGTTAACCAGAAACACTGACTGATGAGGTTGACGATGGAATTTAAAGATTTACCAGTACCATTCCAGGAAATGGCATCGAATGTGGTTCGCTCTCAACTGGCGACTCTTGACCTGAGTACCGTAGAAAAAGAAACCATCGATACTATATCCGGTAACGTGCGTCGTACCTTTATCGGGCTGTACGAAGAAAAGTTGCCATTCGGCGGACAAAATTCGCCTGAAAACAAGAATCAAGCGAATGATGAGAAGCTGAAACACGTTATCGCCTTACTACTGGAAGATGCAAAACGTCTACAGCAACTGGAACCAAATGCAGGCACCGAAGCCCGCATCTGGATTGCCATAGAATCACTCAAATGTGAAAGCGATGATTATTTAAAAACCATAATTAAAACAACTCAGCTTTCTGAAGAGCTACCGAAGAAATTGCCATAATAATATGTTTTCTTATAGAGGGGTTAGAAATATGGGCCAGCATTATAGCAGGCCCATATAACAGAAAGTATTTTAAATGTTACGCCGTATCTTGTGATTGTTTTTTAATATATTCATACAAGCGCACAAGTTGTTTCAACTCTTCAAAGCACATAGCGGAATTTTCAATTTTTCCAGCGTTGATTAGTGCCAGAAGAGCCTGATGTGCGCAAGCATATGGATCAGTTACAGGGCTAATAATATCAACTTGCATATTATCCTCCATAGAGGTTCTGGGTTAATGATGGAGACCAACACGCTGTCACGTGTGGTCGTGCGCCGGACACGGATAAGAATCCGGCAACACCAGTTTACCACTGGTTAATTTTCCCTGAAAAGTCAGGGCATAACACGAAAGCGCACGGCGAAGTTCGTCTCTCTGTATATGTCGTCGTTAAATTTAATTCGATCGTGCGCTTCCGGTTGTGGCAATCCGCGAAATGGCGCGGCGGTAAGTATGGCGGGGTTATTCCTTCCCCCGTTGAGGACACCGGGTTGTCAGGTTGACCATACGCCTGAGTGACAACACCGCCACAACAACCTCTGTTATCACTTTTCTGGTGATTCGGCGGAAATGGATATCCGCCCTTTTTAAAGTGAATTTTGTGATGCGGTGAATGCGGCTATGCGCACGCGGAACAGTTAAAGCAGTAAGGCGGTCTTTTACTGGCGTAACGAGTATCAACTAACCCGGCGTTAATTGTTAACTGGTTAACGTCACCTGGAGGCACCAGGCACTGCATCACAAAATTCATTGTTGAGGACGCGATAATGGAAACGTTATTACCAAACGTTAATACGTCTGACGGGTGCTTTAATATTGGTGTTCTGCTCAGTAACAGGGATTTCACCGAGGATGCAATCAATATGAGAAAATATGAACCCTACCTGCTGAATGACAATTCCATACTCTCCAGAATTGCCCTTCTTAAACTCGGTATTTTCGGAGAGTGGCGATGAACACATTATTCGTACTCATTCTGACTGTACATCTCAATACTGGTGAGTCGCTTGATGCAATCACCGGCATGTACAACTCAATGAAAGAATGCATGGCTGCCGCAGCGGAACAGATAATTCCCGGCAACTGTTATCCGGTCGATAAAGTTATTCACATGGACAATAACGAAATCCCGGCAGGATTAAAAACAGCGCCGTAATTAATATCCAGTTTCATTTTTATATGCCAGCAATGGCAGGGATTTGTTCACCCTTAAATCTGTAATGAGGTAAAACAAAATGAGTAAAGTCTTTATTTGCGCCGCCATTCCGGACGAACAGGCAATAAAGGAAGAAGGTGCCGTCGCTGTAGCCACTGCCATTGAAGCCGGTGATGAGCGTCGCGCACGCGCAAAATTTCACTGGCAATTTCTGGAGCAATTCCCGGCAGCTCAGGACTGCGCTTATAAATTTATTGTCTGCGAGGATAAACCCGGCATACCCCGCCCTGCCCTCGATTCCTGGGATACCGAATATATGCAGGAAAACCGCTGGGATGAGGAGTCAGCTTCCTTTGTACCGGTCGAACCTGAATCCGATCCGATGAACGTCACTTTTGACAAGCTGGCCCCTGAAGTACAGAACGCTGTCATGGTTAAGTTCGACACATGTGAAAACATCACCG